GGATACAATAGACTCTGATTGGTCTGGTAACTTATATGATTCTGTAACGGTAACAGATTATCAGAAACTAATAGGTGAATTGGTTAATGATTCTAAAAAGAATGTAGAGTCTTATAATGATTGGAACGCTTTAAGAGAGACATTTAACATTAAAACATCTTTAGGTAATATGCAATACACTTTAGGTGATGCTACTAAAGGTGCTGGTGTAACATTTAAAGTATTAGACGTAATATGTCAAGACACAGGACAGGTATTAGACCAAGTTCCTAATGACTGGCTTAATGAGCAAGTCTTTCCTATAGCTAATGCTGCTAATGGTAAGCCTACTTATTATGCCTTTAATGGTATATCACAAGCAGGTACAAACAGAGAGCCAGACTTTAATATTGACTTATATCCTGTTCCTGACTCTGCACAAACAATCTCAGTTAATATTGTAGGTGCTCAACAAGAACTTAAGACAGCCTCTCAGGTCCTCAGAGTTCCTTCACAGCCGGTTATTCTTGGTGCTTGGGCTCGTGCTATTAGTGAGCGTGGAGAAGACGGAGGAAGCCTATCTAGCTCTATTGCAGCAGAAGCTAGAGACTCTCTAAACATAGCAGTACAATTAGATGCTGGTAATATGGAATATGAAAGAGACTGGGTAGTCGTATAATATGGCATTAGAAGCAAAACAAATAAACTCTGTATCCTTAGATACTATTGGTATCAATGGTATAGACACACAGACTACTGCGACAGCACTTAGTCCTAATTGGTTTACTAAAGCAGATAATGTTGTTTATACAGAAGGTGGTAAAGTAGCTTTCCGTAAAGGATTAAAGCAAGGTACACTAACTGGTGGTGCTAAAGTTGGTTCTATGACAGAACATTATAATGGCACAAATCATTTAATCTTTGCTGCTACTGTGGGTAATATGTATACTCTTGATTTAGCAGATAAAGATAATGCTTGGACAGCTGTATTTGCTACTGGTGCGTCTACTTCAGATTGGCAGTTTAGTAACTTTAATAATGAACTTTTTGCTGCTCAGTATGATGAAGATTTATTGCACTATGCTTCAGGAAGCTGGGGACTAGCAAAGAATGATTCAGGATACCAAGCTCCTGCTGGAGTAACAACTTTTGACCCTAGCACAGTATTAGGCTTCTACGGAAGATTATGGGCTGGTGGCATTACTGAAGAGAACGATGTTTTATACTATTCTAAATTATTAGATGGTCATAAATGGGGTAGTGGTAACGGTGGTATTATAGATTTAAAGTCTGTATGGGGACACGATGAAATTGTAGCTATACACGACTTTGCTGGTAAGTTAGTAATATTTGGAAAAGAAAACATAGTTATTTATAACAGTCCTGATATAATAGCAGATATTGTTTTAGACGAAGTAATTAAAGGGATAGGATGTATTTCTAGAGATTCAATACAATCTATTGGAGATGATTTATATTTCTTGTCTGACACTGGTGTTAGGTCTTTATATAGAACTACGCAGCTAGACAAATTACCTCTAACAGAAAAATCTATAACCATTAAAGATGAGTTAATAGCAAACATTACTGCTAGTGTAAATGTTAAGTCAGTATATATGATGGATGAAGGCTTATACATAATATCTTTTGTTGATAGAAATGTTACTTATGTTTTTGACACTACTTATAAGACGGAGAAGGAAACACCTAGAATAACTAAATGGGTATTTGCAGACAACAGAGAACCTGCTAGTCTTGTCTATACAACTAATTATGGTCTGTTAGTAGGTCAACAGTCAGGAAGAGTAGCTACTTATGAAGGTTATTATGATGTAGACTACAGTGGTTCTAGTGTTTATACTTATAATAGCTATACAGTTTCTTTTTCTACAGTATGGATTGATTTAGGACAGGGTGTACAATCTTCTATTCTTAAAAGATTAGTTATGGTTGTATCAGGAGGTCAAGGAACAGATGTAGGTATTAGACTGTATAAAGACTTTGAGATGACACCTAAGTTATCACCAACATTTAAACTTAATCCTACACTAAGCGGAGAACCATCTTACTGGGGAGCAACATTCTCTAAGTATGGTACGCTTACAGGACATACACACGATGCTGTAACACATCCAGCAACGTCTAAATACGCTCCAATCCACGGATTTAAAGAGCGTTCAATACCCTTAGCAGGAAGTGCTAAGTACATACGATTAGAGTGGGACGGAGTAACTAAAGGTTACAAAGCATCATTACAGTCATTATCATTATTATTTAAACAGGGCAAAATATTATGAGTAATTATACAATAGCCGTAGGTTGGTCTGGAAAAGATGCCTTGGCAGACACAGACCCCGGAAAGGTTATTTCTGGTGATGATTTTAATACAGAGTTTACTGCGGTAAGAACATCTTTAAACTCTAAAGCAGACGTAAATGGTAGTTCATCAGAGAACTTTACTGTTAATGGCTTAACGGCTACTACAGGCACGATTGGCGGTGAGGAGATAGTTACCTTAGCTACACCACAAACGTTCACTAAAGCGCATCCTACGGCTTCTGAGACTATAACACTAGCGTCAGCACAGACAGCTAACTTACTTAACGCTAATGTGTTTGTAGTTAGTGTACAAGGTAATCACGCATTGAATGTCTCTAATATGACATCAGGTGTAGAAGCTACTTTCTTAATTAAGAATACTGGTGCTTTTGATGTTGCTTTTAGTACAGACTTCTCGTTTGTAGGTGGCAATAATCCTACAATAACGTCAGGAAATGGCAAAGTAGACTTACTTAAATGTACTTCAGATGGTACTAAGATGTATTGTAATATAACTCAAAACCTAACTTAAGGAATAAGATATGGCAGGATTTTTTAATACTAACTGGGATTTAGGGAATATGTTTGCTTCTCCTTATTCTAATACTGGTTTTTATAATCAAGATGAGGATAGTTCAATTGTCCCAAGACCGGGAGGTGAAAATCCTGATGCTGTTCCAATTAATACTTGGGGAGCTCCAGACGCTTATAGAAACAGCTTTCAATCAAATAATGGAAGCCAATCAAATATATTTGGAAATCCTTATTCTGCTGGTGGTAATAATTTTTACAATCCTTATTCTTTTGGTCAGACAACAACAGGTACTCAGTATGGTGGTGGTCAACAACAACAACCTTGGTGGATGAATTACAATATGGGAAACTCTGTTGTTAATCCTCCTAATATACCACAACAGCCAGTTCAACCTCAACCTCAAGCACAAGCACAAGCACCTACAAGACCACAAGGTACTGGTCCTAATGGTAAAGATTTAACTTATGATGAGACTATAAAGTATTTTGGTCTATATGATGGAGCAGAGAATGCTTTTGCTGCAGGTGATAAACAAGCAGCTTATAGACAAGACCATATGCAATGGAGAAGTGGCACAGGTGCTTGGGAAGGTAATGGTAAACAAGAAGGACAATCAGATTTAGATTATCCGGGACGCACTACAGATGCTGGTGATGTTATTATGGGCGATAGAAAAAAGTTAACAAATCTTTCTGGTATGTTTGGAAATATACCTGATAATTTAAAGGCTTATTTCTCAGGTTCTCAAGACAACAAAACATTAGATGCTACATCAGCAGTTGGTAGTGGTACTACCCTTGATTCTATGCTTAGACAGGGAACTAATTTACCATTTGGAGAAAGAACAATTCCTTATGGTCCTCAGCTTATGTCTGACCAATATTACTTAGATGATAGCCAAAAGTATAGTATGAGAAATTTTAACTCAGATAATGTAGAAATGGCTTTAGCTACAGGTGCTTTAGACCCTGAAAGAGTAGGTGTTATATCTCCTCAAGATTGGAGAAGACAATTTCCTGAAACACAAAGAGATTATAACAAAGGTTTTGATAGGGCAGAAAATTTATTTAACACTCCAATTAATTCTAATTATTTTCAACAAGTTGGTCCTCAAAGTAATTTACCTATTCCGCAATATCAAGACAATATGAAACAGTCTGCATTAACTGGTTTTAATCAAGTTAGGTATCCTGTTGGAACAGACACTGAAGACAGTAGATTTCAACCTACAGGAGTAACTAGTCCTTTAGATAATTATAAATCTATGTTAGGAATACAAGATAAATTTACTGGACAAGAACAGATAAGTCCATATGGAAGAACTGAAAATGGAATGACAGTTCCTGTGCCACTAGAAGATATTAATATTTTTTCTAATATTAGAGATACATCAGCAATAGATGCTTTAGCAGCTCAAGAAACTAAAAAAGCTCAAGCACAAGCTCAGGCTCAAAGGGCTCAGGCTCAAGCTCAAGAACAAGCTAGGCAGCAAGAACAAGCTAGAGCACAACAAGCTCAAAGAGCACAACTTGAAGCATCTTATGAGGCTCAAAGAGTTCAAGCAGCGGCTAAAGCTAGGCAGCAAGCTCAAGCAGACCAAGCACAAGCTAGAGCACGTGCAGCTCAAGCTCAGGCTCAGGCTCAAGCTCAAGCTAAGGCTAAAGCAGCAGAAGATAAGAGAGCTGCTGATGCTAGAGATAATGCTAAGAGACCAGCACCTAGACCAACACCTAGACCTAGACCAACACCTAGACCTAGACCAACACCTAGACCTAGACCAACACCTAGACCTAGACC